TAATTTCATTAGTGCCTCACTTTCCATGATGTAGTCGCAGTTCTATATCCATGTGCGTCTAGATCATAATAAACATAATAAGGTGTTCCATTTTTAGCAACACCATATCTGCTTTTCTCGTCATGTTTGCCTTGTCTAGTAATATGTTTTTTGTGCTTACTAGCCCAATAAGTTATGTAAAATGTTTTAGTCATAGTTTATTTCTCTCTTTCTGATTAGGGAGTTTATAGGAAACTCCCTAATTTGTCAATAGCTTAATTTACACTTTCTGCAGTATTATTTTCGTATAATAATCTTGCTTTTATTTTATCTGCTCTTGATTGATTTTTATTCTTCATACCTTTTATTCTTTCAGCTAGATTTTTTGGATTATAAATAACAAGTCCTGTACTATTAGTTCTAATTATTTCTGCGTCAGTAATATTCAAACCAAGTTCTGTTGCAAGTTCTATTGCCTCGTCTAAATATTTATAACCTTTTAGACCGACTTTAATTTCTTTCATCTGGTCTAAAATAGATTTAATCCATTTTTGATGAGCAATAACAAATTGACCTTTTGCCTGTTTCCATTTAATTAAAAAATTAAATTCCTGTTCAGTACAAGCAATAGACCTATCTCTACAATAATCTCTACCAATTAAATCTAATTGGTATTTTTCGTTCCATTGTTTGCCATAACCTTTATCATCATTACCAAGATAAGTATTATTGTTATCAACATATTTTGTTTTATGAGGATTGTTATCTTTACCCTCTTGTTCAATCAAAATATCAGGATTGCAATCATCTTGTGCTTTTAGTTCATCACGAAATAAAGCATAACCATATTCATTATCATTTGAATAAGAGTTATTGCTATCAGTATCAAAGCTACCATTTAATCTAAAATCAAAATGTTTTTCAATAGCTTTTGTTTCAGTTATTGGATTGTTGTCGTAATCTCTACTTTCAACCTCACCCATGTAGTGAAAATGAAAACAACTATCTTTTGCAATAGTAGAAACATTTTCAAATTTATTTTGAAGATACCAAGCTTTTGCAACATCATCTTCTGTGTATGTTCTACGAACAATTTTTTCTGCAACTTTCCAAGCATTATCATTTAACTCAATTTGATCTGCTTTGAGTTCATCATACTTTCTTTTTTCTTGTGTGTCCTCTTGTTCAAAATGTACACGAAATCTATTTCCTATTTTATTTCTGTACTCTTGATTTAGTCTTATTCTAGTCATTTATACCTCTTTCTATTTTTATTTGCATAAATGTTTTTTAACACTTGACAATAGGATTGTCAAGGATTATATTGTATTTAGTTTCTATCTGTGGTGTAAAGTAGATTGAAAGAGATCCAAACACACGCACAGGTAGAACTGATCCCTGGTCTCTGAAAGGGTGTACTAATTCCGGACAGCTTCAGGGACCTGGGATCAGAACTAGTTAAGGGTGCCTGGACATTTCTGGGCTATATCTGAGGGCGTGATACCGAGCGGTATGACAAGGTAATTCTAGATAAGTACTTGCCCCCTCCGAACCACTAGTACTGATCCCTGGTCTTGTGGATCCCATGTTGTAAGTCCCTCGGGCGTTCAGTTAAGCAGGACCAGGGATCAGTTGTGATTACAGGCACGGCAAGATGCAGAAGCTGTAATTGAGAAGCTGTGTTGCGCGACAACTGGTAAGGGCTTTCTATTAGTGCTAGCTGACAACGGCTAGTGTGAAGAGAGAGCCTGGGCCCATCTACCAGCCTTGGTTGTCGGGATGGGCCGAAAGAAAGAAAAAAAGAAAGCTACAAGCTTCAAGCTTCAAGCTTGACATCCAGGAGAATCCTGGTATAAAGAATTTATAAAGGAGAAATACATATGACTAAAAAAACATTAAAAAAAGAATACCAGCCAGGTGGTGAGAAGCGTTACGTGATCCTGGAAAAAGCGGTCGCGTACCTGAAGGACCCGAGGTTTGGCCTCCAGAGCGATAAGCAGCACTTCTTGATGGAAGAGCTGGGGCTGTCAGACTCTGAGTATTTAACCTGCCTGAACGACGCGGCGGGCGGAGACTGCTGGCAATCATGAGCAGAAGAATTTCCAACCCAGTGATTTATATAAATCACTGGCGCTGGCTCGAGGCTAATGGTTACAAGCAACAAGCCTCAAGCTGCAAGCGTCAAGCTGCAAGCTTGACAAGAAAACAATATAGGATTATAAGGGACATATGCAAACAAAAGAAGCTTTAAAAATTATAGGCGGCTCATTGAGCAAGCCATCAAAGATGCCGGGCTGGTCAATAGGTCTTCCTGCCAAAGAGTGCAAAACTGGCGGCAAGCTGCGAGACGTGTTTGGTTCAGTCTGTTATGACTGTTACGCGCTCAAAGGTTGTTACGTTTTCAAGGTTGTACAAGAGGCTCAGTATCGAAGGCTGGCAGCTATCAAGAGCCCGCAATGGGTCGAAGCTATGGCCCACCTGATCAACAGCAAGAAGCCCGACGTGTTTAGATGGCACGATAGCGGAGATGTACAAGATTTAAATCATCTTAAAAAAATTTATGAGGTTTGTAGGTTAACACCTTCGAAGCGTCACTGGCTCCCGACTCGTGAAGCTTGGATTAAGGACCATCTGACCAGCAAGCCAAACAATTTAGTCATACGATTTAGTGCGCCCATGGTTGACCAGCGGGCGCCTGCTTCGTGGCCCAACTCTTCGGAGGTGGTGACATCAGGGGCCAGCTGTCCCGCAGCTCAACAAGACAATGAGTGTCGAGACTGTCGACAGTGCTGGGATCCTATGGTAAAAACTATTAAATACGGTAAACACTAAAATGTTTAGACACCCAAAATATTATAAAGAATTACGCAAGCGTAATAAATCGGATCAGATCATTAGCCCCAGGGTTGCGACGGCATCGGCGCGGCGTGCATCTGGTCCGGGCCAACAGCTAGGTGAGGTCCAGCCCTGTGATCGAGAGGCGACCCCTAGCTCAAAGCCTCAAGCTTCAAGCACCAAGCCCCTCAAGCTTCAAGCGACAAGCCTCAAGCCCTGAGCAACAAGCTTCAAGCTCCAAGCCACAAGCGACAAGCTCCTGGATCTTGGACCCTTCAAAAAGTTTCACGGTACAAGGACCGAGGGCCTCTACGAGGATAAAACTGTTCTTCGGATGACGTACATGAAACGCAATTTGATGAGGTGAAAATTTAACTTTGTTACTCTTCGTAACTTTCAGTTCGATAGTGAAAAAGTGACCAGAATTATTATAAGCCAATAGATCGGGAGTACCGTGTAAGCTATTATTTTCAAGTCTAATAAGCGAAATATTGGTAAAACATTTCTTAACTTTTTGATAAAGTTTACGCTCTGGTCCCATGCACTTTTCAAGGTTACTCCTGTTGGCTGTTAGTAGTCTTCTGCAAGCTTATCAGGTAAGATAAGTGAGGAGGCTTTTTGAGTTTTTAATACCAGTCTATGAGCTGTATGTCCAGGAAAACCTATAATCGGTTGTGTATTTTCATGAACTTCCATACGTCTGATTGCATGTAGTTTACCATTCATCTCTACATAGATGACAGCATTTTTAACTGCGTCTGATCCCTCTGTAAATGAACTTAAAAATTGTTGTAAGTCTTGTACTCTCATTTAGCTGATAAATCCTCTATTATCTTTTTCATCCCTTCTATTAAATTATTTTTTTTAATAATCTCGCTTTGTAGCTCAACTATTTCATACTTTAGTTTTTTGATATCAAACAAACCAGACTCATATACTTTTATCTTCATCTTCAAATCGCTAATTTGTTTTTCCAAATCATTATCTCCTCTTTCATCATTCATAGTTGACTTTATAGGATAGTTACCTTAAATTGTCAACTATGGGAGTACCTAAAAGACTAACAGAAATGCAACAACGATTCGCTGAGTTCCTTGTATTCGGCGGACCTGATGGACCAATGACTCAAACCGAGGCGGCGTTAGCGGCAGGGTATAGTCCCAAACGTGCAAGACAGGAGGGATCAGAACTTTGTAATCCAAGACTGTCACCGCTTGTTGTAAAATATATTGGTGACCTAAAAGAAGAAAGACTTAAAAAACATGAAGTGACTTATGAAGGTCACGTTGCAGAACTTGCAAGACTTAGAGAGGCAGCTTTGAAGAAAGGTTCTTTCTCTTCTGCTGTAAACGCTGAAGCAAATCGTGGCAAGGCAGCAGGACTATACATAGACAGAAAAATAATAAAAACTGGAAAGTTAGAAGATATGTCAGAACAAGAATTAGAAGCAAAAATGAAACAGCTCTTAACCGACTACGGTCAAATAATTGATGTGACTCCATCTAAATCTTCTGAATCTTCTTTACCCAATCACGCGGAATCATCGTCCGATCCCCAAAAATAAAACTACCGTCATCTTCTCTATCGTATGATGCAAATAATCTAATTGATTTTTTATCTTTTGAATACAGCCAACCTTCATTTACAGGTCTAGCTAACTTCATTTTATCAAACTCTTTGTCTGTAGCCCAGCCCGAATCGCTCACACAGTCGATCCACTCCACTCGGACTTTAGGATAAGGTATGTCGGGAGTTATTGAGGCGATAGCTTTTCTTCTTTTCCTAGGCATGTATAAGTTTATATCACAGATTTATTTTTTTAAAATATGCATTCGCGCGCGTGAACCGAAATTTGATGGTACATTAAAAAGTGTACCAAAAATAAAAAGTGTACCAAAAAGTGTCCTACTTTTAGCCTTATTTTATGCTGAAAAACAGTCAAAAGTACACTTGGACAAATTATTTCCGGAAGAAAAAAATATTTTTTTTAAATC